GTGAGGTAGTTATACCAAATTTTAAAGGAAAACCTAAGTTTCATTATGTGGTAAAAAGAAGCTGCAGATTGGTCTATAGATGTACTTCAGTTATGAAAGACCAGGATGAAGTTTTAAACACATTAATAGAGCGTTTTAAGGATGATAAAGGAGTAGTACATATCTTTCGTAATGGAGAAAGAGTCAAGGTCATAAATCAGCTTAAAATGGGTAGGAATCCTAAATATCATTTGAGTAATCCTTCGTAATATGCTCCAAACTTTAATCTTAACTGTTTATCCAGTAGTAAATCATCTGCCAATAAAGTGCGTGCAAACGTAGATACAGCATAGTTAGAATATTCTTCATGGGTTAGCTTCTTAAACTTGTGACCAATCATAAAACCGATAACACAGGCTGAGCCATATTGATTGTAATAGTAAACAGGTAACTTATATGCTGAAGGGTATAATAATGGGTTTTTCTGCTCAATTATACCCTTTTGAGTATAATTTGGCTGAGGTGTTGAATCTCTTTTTACCATTGATCTAGTTGGATAAACTTTTGGAGCAGGCATTTTTAAAACCTTATTTCTAAGCATTAGTTCAGGACCAGTAAGTAGTGCAAATGGCTTAACTACTACCGGTACATACAAAGGCAACTGTACGAGGTCACCAAAGTAAATGGATGATGTGTCATAGTTCTGATATGTATTAACTAGGATAGGAGCAATACGATAATCATAGATGGGCATCTGAGCATTAGCATTAATAATTTGATTCTCTAGCTCACGTTGATAGAACCGGTACTCATCAACTTCTTGATAGTAATCTTTGTAAGATATATCCTTGTAACCTGGCTTAGGTTTACCTGCAGTAAACTTCTTCTCTGCTTCACTAATTGTAGCAAGCTCACGTCTGATGATATTAAACATTCTACGAGCTTCTTTAAGTTGCTCAAAAATGTCGCGTTTTTGTCGCGATGTTTCAAGTTCAATGCTATTAGTCAGCTGATATGAACGGTTGCTGTCATAGAACTGGACTACTTTGATAGCATTATTGTAAAGGATTAGGCTATCTTCTTCAGTTGGGCAATCAACTTTAGAACCATAAATATCAGTACATTGTGCAGATATGCACAGGCTGAAACTCAGCATGAGTAAGGTTAAAAGTGTTTTCATAGGCTTTAACAAAGGTACACAAAGGTTTTGAGCGTTATTTATGGGTGTTAGTAAAAAATGTTTAACTTTGGTATGGATATCCAAATTAGTTCAAGATGGGAAACAAGCATGGAGGATTCAGACCTAATTCTGGAAGGAAGAGCAGGGCGGAGGAATTAGGCATACAAGCAATAGCTGTACAAGCAATAACTGAGCATTATGGTTCATTGCTTGACGGCTTTAAAGCGTTGCTTGATACTCAGGAACCATCACTGGTTAAGTTTGTATGGGAGCATGCAGCAGGCAAACCTAGAGAGAAGTTTGACATAGAGATAGATGCAGATGTACAACATGTACAGATTATAAGATTACCGGACAATGGCCGAGATAACTTAGATATTGATTTACCTTCATCTAATTGACAACAACAACATACATAGAGCCACAGGAAGGCTATCAACAGATTGCGCTTAGTAGTAAAGCCGATATCGTGATCGGAGGAGCAGCGGCATTTGTTGGCAAGACATTTGCGTTGCTCCTTGATCCACTACGTCACATAACTGTACCTGGCTTTGGTGGTGTGATATTTAGAAGGACCAGTGTGCAGATTAGGAATGAGGGCGGACTATGGGATACATCAGTAAAGCTTTATCCATTGGTAAATGGTGAGCCTAGAGAGTCATCCTTAGACTGGAAGTTCCCAGTAGGTTCAAAGATATCATTCAGACATCTAGAGTTCGAGAAGAATAAGTATGACTGGCAAGGCGCGCAGATACCATTCTTAGGCTTTGATGAGCTTACTCACTTCACTGAGTCTATGTTCTTTTATCTGCTTAGTCGTAACAGATCAAACTGTGGTGTTAAGCCATTTGTTAGGGCAACATGTAATCCTGATCCTGAGTCGTGGGTTTATAAACTTATCAGCTGGTGGATAGATCCTGAGGATGGGTTCCCAATATTGGAACGCAGAGGTAAGCTGCGATACTTTATAAAGTACGGTGCTAATTATATTTGGGGTGACAGTTATGATGAAGTGTATGATAAGGCTGAGCATATCATCAAGCCAATGATGGACTCATCAGGATTGTCAGCACAAGACTTTATCAAGTCAATCACATTTGTATCCGGTTCTATCTACGACAATAAGAAAGGGTTGCAGTATGATCCATCTTATCCAGGTAACTTGCTATCTCAAGATGAAGATACCAGGCGGCAATTGTTGGAGGGCAGATGGAAGATATCTAATAGTCCGATGGATGTGTACGAGCATGATGTTTTTATGGGATTGTTTGAGAATCTAAAAGGAGTAGTTAATACTGGTAAGTACATAACAGCTGATATTGCGATGAAGGGAAGCAATAAGCTTGTTGTGGGTTATTGGGAAGGGATGGAGCTATGTGATATAGAGATAATGGATAAGAGTGATGGTAAGCAGGTAATCGAATTAATATCTAGTATGGCTAGAAAGTATTCTGTAGAAAATCGTTATATTTGTTATGATGCTGATGGTGTGGGTAGTTATGTAGATGGATTTATTCGTGGTGCTGTTCCATTCAATGGTGGTGCTGCGCCTTTGGCGGTTAAGGATGAGGCATCAGGAAGGCTTATAAAGGAGAACTACATGAATCTTAAGACACAGTGTTACTATCGTTCAGGCGGAAGGGTTAGTGATGGGCAGATGAAGATTAATAAGAGGGTGTCAGATAAGATGTATGATAATCAGATGACCATCCGTCAGCGGTTTATGTATGAGAGGAAAGCCATAAGAAGAGATAAGACTGACAATGATGGCAAGCTAAGGATTATCGGCAAGGATGAGATGAAGGTGAAGCTTAACGGAGACTCACCCGATTTACTAGATATGTTTATGATGAGAGAGATATTCGAATTAAAACCTAAAATGGTGTTTGCATATGGGAATGATTGATAGACTCTTCGGACAGACGAAGGTAGTTAAGAATCTACAACAACAAGTCAAAGCACTTCAGAGAACAAACCTATCCAATGTTATAAGCGTATCAACCAGCATCTACCCAAGTTGGCAGACGGTTGAGAATATTGAGACATACATCACTGTTGATGATGTGTATTCAATCATATCTTATTTGGCGCAGACTGCAGCAAGGATTCCGATGTATGGTTATGAGATAGTAGATGACTCTGCCTTGAAGTCAATGAAGAAGTACTCTAAGACATCATTAATAGGTAAGCATTATCAGACTAAGGCAATGCAGGATCTACCGGAGCAAGACAAATTTACTGAGTTTATTAGAAGCTTAACTTATGAGCAGTTGGTTAAGTATTACACTATCCTATACATTAGCGGTGAGTTGTTTCTGTATAAGGAAGTAATTGAGTTAGGGCCTAATGCTGGCAAGGTTATCCTCCATCCAATGAATGGCCAAAATGTTATTGTGATGATTAGTGATAGCTTTCCTCAGAGAGTTATAGGCTATGAATACTTTGAAGCTGGGTTTAGTGGTACGTTAGGAGTCGAAGATGTCATCCATATTAAGTATTATAACCCTACCATTATGAATGGTCAGCAGTGGAGGGGATTAAGTCCATTACAGGTATTGACTAAGAGATTAACTAGATGGAATGCCTCGTTAGATGCGTCAGTAGCACAGATGCAGAATGGAGGTGTACCTGGTATAGTGTATGAGAAAAGCGATTTTGCAATAGAAACATTAGGACAAAGAAAAAATGATTTTGCTAATTATCTTCGTAATAGTTCAAATAAGGGTGCGCCATATTTCGCAGCAGGTGAAATGGGTTACTTACCATTGGGGTTATCGTTGGCTGATATGGATGTCAGTAATCTTGCTGGGATTGATTTTACTAAGTTGTGTAATGCTTACAAGTTCCCTGAAATATTATTAAACAATCAAGACAGCTCAACATTTAATAATGTTGCTACAGCTGAGAAGATGCTTTATACTAACTCTATCCTTCCAAATATATATCTATTCAGAGATGCCATTATTAATGGTGTAATTCCTAACTATGCATTAGATGGAGTAAGAAGAACCATTGAAATAGACTTGTCTGAGATATCAGCACTACAGGAAGATATGAAAATGCAAGCTGAAGCTCTTAATTCTATGTGGTGGACTACTCCGAATGAGAAGAGAGACATGATGGGCTTTGAGGAGTTAATGGAGCCATTGATGGACCAAATAATAATTGATGCAGGTAAGCAATTGATAACAGACTTAGGCGCAGTTCCTGACGTCACAATGCCTGGTGAGTAATGGAAAGCAAATCTATTGAAGAAATAGTAAGAATCATTGAGAGTAAGATAACCATGATACTTATTGAGCAGTTACCAAATCCATCATGTCCAAGAAAGAGAGATCATAACAACTGGAAGATAGAGCAAGTAAAAAAGACATTAGCCGAAAGATTAAATGACACCAGCAGAACAAAATAAATACTTTTACGAGTGGCACAAGTTCCAGCAACGGTATGAGAAGTACTATGAGAAGAAGTTTGCTGCTGCGTTAAAGGTGCAAGTGGCTGCATTTATCAAGACTCAGGACTTAATGGCCATTCCATCATTTCCAATCTATACTGTGCTAGTTGATTTGTATAAGACAGTAGGTGCTAGATGGGCAAGAGTAGCAAAGGTATCAATGAGCAAGGCTACAGGTCAGATGGGATTCAATGAAAGAATAGTGGAGCTGATGCGTCAGTATTACGGCATTGACTTGCTTAATGATGCTGAAGATATAAACGATACGACAAGAGCAGTTATACAAAAAGTACTTGATGATGCAGCCATAACCGGTGCCTCATTTGATGATATAGTTAGACAACTTACAAGCAATACAGAACTAGGAGCAATGAGAGCAAGACGTATTGCTAGAACAGAGACGGTCACTGCTGCCAATGGTGCTGCTATGATATACGCTCAGACATCAGGGAATGTGATGGAGAAGATTTGGATTAGTGTGAAGGATAAAAGAACAAGGCATAACGCATGGGCAAACCATGTGACCATTGATGGAACAGTTATAGATATAAATGAGCCATTTTTATTGAAGTCGCAAAAGCTAGGAGACATTCTAATGATGCAGCCTGGAGTAAGAAAGCAACCAAATGGGTTAGCAGTTCCAGCATCAGAGGTAGTTAACTGCCGATGTGTGGTGGCATTCCAAGCTAAACGAGATAGACAAGGAAGGATTATCAGAAGATAAATTTTTGTAATTAAATCTAAATTAATTAACTTTATAACGTGACCAATATCTTTAACATCAAGACAGAAGTACTCTCAGCTGAGATTATGGATATGAATCCTAAACAAGGGATTGTAACTGGTTACTTCTCTAAGTTTAATAATGTGGATGCTGATGGTGATATTATTAGACCAGGTGCATTTACTAAGACAATCAGAGAGCAAGGTCCAGAGTCGGCATTGCCAAGAATTAAACATCTTCTCAATCATGATCCATCACTACCGTTAGGCGTTATTAAGACGCTTACTGAAGATAGTTATGGATTAGCATATGAGTCACAGATAGGAAGTCATGAGGGGGGTGAGGATTTTATTAAGATGGTTGAGAGTGGACTTATTACGGAGCATTCTATTGGTTTTAAGATAATCAAGAGAAATCAAATCCAATCCTATGAAAACTATCTTAAGAATCCTCAGCTAGGACAGTTTGAGATTACTGAGATAAAGCTTTACGAGGGAAGTTCACTTACTGCATGGGGAGCAAATCCATTGACTCCAATCACATCATTAAAGTCTATGAATGATGTAGATTTATTAGTAGCCAAACATGAGGCAATAGATAAGTTCTGCAGGAACACAACAGCAACAGATGATACTATTCAGATGTTGTTACTACATTCTAAACAATTAGCACAATTAATCCTAGATATGAAGAGTACTACTGATCCGGTTAAAACCAATCAGCCAGAAGAAAGTGTTGCGGATATAATTAGGCAGTTTAACAATAATCTTAAATCAAATTAATTTCATCCAATATGGAAAAGAAAGAATTAATGGCTGAGTTAGAAGGCCTCAAGTCGACACTTGAAACATCTATCCAAGAGAAAGCTAGTAATGAAATTGCTGAGCAATTGAAATCATTCCAAGCTGATGTTAATGCTAAGCTTGCTGAAGTTGGAACTAATGATAGTGCTGATGCTGTAAAAGCTATGAGTACTGAAGTTGCTAAATTAAAAGCTGATTTGGCTGCTACTGTTAGTGGTTTGCAAATCTTAGAAAGTCGCACAAAGTCTGCTCCTAAATCTAAAGCAGCTAAATTATCATTTGATGAAGCATTTAGCGAAGCATTGGAAAAGAACTTTGATGCTATCCAAAACGTAAAGGCTGGCTCACCATTCAAAATGGAAGTAAAGGCTGACATGACTTTAGGTGGTTCATTAGCTCCTAATGGTAACTTAAGTGGAGTTGCTTCTTACAGCAGCCGTCAAGCTTTATTGCCATCTCAGAGAGTAAATATGAGAGATATCATCTCTACTGCTATTTCTCCTACTGGTCTTTATGTACAATATCGTGAGACATCTGCTGTTCAAGCAATGGGTGTTCAAACTGAAGGATCAAATAAGACTCAAGTACAGTATGACTTTACTGAAGTTAGAATCGTTCAAGATTACATCGCAGGTTTTGCTCGTTTCTCTAAGCAAATGGCTAAGCAATTACCATACATGCAAACAACTTTACCTAGATTGTTAACAAGAGATTTCTATAAGACTGAGAATGCTTTATTTTATGCTGATGTTATTGCTCAAGCTACAGGTGTTAATACTACAACTGGAACTAATCCAGTAGAGATTATCATGGACTTGATTGCTAACCAACAGACTGCTAATTTCAATGCTTCTTACGTAATCGTAAGTCCTGCAACATTGGCTTTGATTAATAGAACATTGTTAACTAACGGTTACTATCCTGGTGCTGCTGGTATTAGTTCTGTAGCTAGTGGTGCGGTAGTTATTGCTGGTACTCCAGTAGTATCTGCTTCATGGGCAAACAATAGCTCTTACTTAGTAATCGATATGGATTATATCGAGAGAGTAGAGACTGAAGCAGTAAACATCACGTTTGCGATGGAAGATGCTGATAACTTCACTAAGAACTTGATAACTGCTAGAATCGAGTGTCAAGAAGAGTTGAATTTAATGCTTCCTGCATCTGCAATCTACTTAGATTAATAACGGTTGTGGTTTGGTAAATGTAGATAACAAAAGCCTCTCTCATTTGGGAGGGGCTTTTTTAAAATATAATAATGATGGATTTATACAATTGGGAAGGTGTTGGATATAATTCTGTACTAGATATTGAGTTTTCAGATGGCATCATAACTGAGCCTGTTACATTAGTTGAGGCTAAAGATTTCTGCAAGGTTGATATAGGCACTGATGACAACTTGATAATATCATTAATCACTGCAGCGCGTCAACAGTGTGAAGCTTATACAGGTGTTGGCTTTGTAGTTCATGATGCCGTTGCTATCCTAAATAACGTCAATGGAGATATTTACATTCCTTATGGACCTTTGGTTGCGATTAACCAGGTTACTGATGAAGTTGGTAATATTCTCGTGCTTGATAGTACTTACTTTATTATTGGTAACGCATTCAAGAGACTCCAATCACCAAGAGCTAAAAATATTACTATTGATTATACTACTGGTTATTCTGTGTTACCTAATATATTAAAGACTGCGGTACTCAATCAAATTTATTATTTGTATGACAACAGAAGTATAGGCACTGATGATGTGAGTCCAATTGCTAAGAACTTACTAAATCCTTATAGACGTGTATAAATTAAATCGTAGAATAACCATATTTCGTTACACTACTGCTAAGAATGAATTTGGCGGCCTTATTGCTGTAGAGACTGGGAACTGGACAAAATGGGCAGAGGCAAGAGATAGACAAGGTACACCAAGAAATGAGTATCAGCAAAGAGAGTGGACTTATGATCAGGTGTTTATTATGAGGTATGAAACGCAGAGGCCTACACGAAGTAATGATGTGATATTGTATGAGAATGAGTTTTATAAAATAAATAGTGTACAGATAAGGAACGAAGGAAATAAAGAGTGGGAATACATACAGGCAATTAAATTAGACGAATCAATTAATTCAGATGCTCCAATGGACTTAAATACAATTCAGGTGTATAACTACACTGGCATAGGTGGTGAAACATCTTTTACTTATGGTGGTTTTATAGGCCGTCATGTATTTAATGCGTTCAAGGATGGCGTTCAGTATGTGATTCGTACTGGTGGTGTTCCGGTAGGTAAGGAAGTTCTTTATAATGACAATACAGGCGAAATGACGTGGGGTTTGCCATTTGAGGATGGAGAAGTAGCTACTATATTATTTTACTAATTATGACATTAAGAATACCATATAATCAATTACCTAATTTAGGTGTCTTACAATCAGGAGATATAATACCTGGTTTAAGGCCAGCATTTAATGAAGGTAGCATGACAGTTGATGACTTGTCAAATTTTGTCAATATTGGTAAGGCATATAGAGTGGATATGTCGCAGAGTGGTACATCTGATCCTACAGTTGATTTTGAATATGAGAATTGGATAGGTAGTATTGTTTGGACATATGTCTCACCTGGTGTTTATAATGGTAATTTATTTGGTGCCTTTGCTGGATATGTTCCTGTACAAACTAAATCTTTTTTTGATGATACATATGCTTCAACAGTTAATACATACACGATAAAAAAGATTGATGATAATAATATTGAGATGAGTGTCAGAAATTATACTGGACGCAATGATGATAATATATTGAATTTAACTTTTATTGATTTTTTAGTATATCCTGCAGCGTTATGATAAAGATAGAAACAAAAGGATTTGATGCATTAATAAAAAGATTTGATACTTTATCAAAAGAGAGTCAAACTAAAGTACAATCAGCACTAAACACTTTTGCTGATGCTACTGCACAAGATGCTAAAAGTTTTATAAGTTCTAAGCAAATAACAGATGAAGGAGCTTTACTTAGGTCAATAAGTCCATTATATGGTCAAGGTTCAGCTGGAGTAGTAGCAAATAGCAAGTATGCAGCATACATGGAGTTTGGTACTAGAAAGTTTGCAACTTCTTACATAAGTTCTTTACCAGCAGAATGGTCAACATATGCAAATCAATTTAAAGGACCAGCAGGCGGTACATTTAAAGAATTTGTTTTGTCTATTATGGCTTGGATGAAAAGAAAAGGGGTTAAGGGAGGAACATATAGCGTAAAGACAAGAAGAAGAAAAGGTAATAAAGCACAAAAGGAAGCAGAAGATAAGAGCGTAGCTTATGCAATAGCAAAAAAGATATTAAGAGATGGTATAAAAGAAAGACCATTCCTTTATCCTGCAGTTAATAAGAATCTTCCAATATTAAGAAAAGACATAAAAGATATTTTAAAATGAGAGATGTAAACAGCGCATTATTACAAGCTTATTATCAAATTATTGATGGTTTGAGTATACCTGTTTATGAAGGAGAAGAACCGGATGACGTAAAAGATAAGATTTATTGTGTTTTATCCGATGCTATCTCTGTTGAGCAGTCTACAGATAATTCAACAGATTTACAAACTACAATACAATTGTCAATTCATTCATGGGAATACAAGTACAATAATAGTAAAAATCTTAATCTAGCGGTAGATAGCAT